GCTGTTTCAATTACCAAAAAAGTAAATTCCGGGGGGCCGGTTATGATGGAGGGGGCGGGGGGTGATGTATAGCGAGTTTACTGGAACGGAGCTATACGGGGGTAACATCGGTAGGGATACTGTTCCCGGGGATGGTTATGGTTCACTAGGTGAGACGGGTGATAGATATCGCTTGACAGGTTTCCCGTACTGTAAGAGAATATTAACTCACGCTCACACTTTGTCTTGAACGGGCCCACCAGGGACTGGGGGGCTCCCGGGTCGGTAACGAGCCGGGTGGGGGGCCGATAGATTCCCTCGCTTTTTTGGGAAGCGAGGGGCGATAGAGAGCCGGGGCAGGGAGCCGATGGCGACCGATGCTCCCCGGCTCGGGGCTAGAGCCCCTCGCCTTACCCCATCAATCAATTTTCCTGCGGTACATCCATGCCCACCGATAACCTTCGGGCCCATTATGCTGTCCTGGCCCAGGAAGCTGCTACCCGTAGAGCAAAGATCGGTCCTCCCCGTCAGCATCCCCAGCCGTTGCTCGACCACTTCGCCCGGAACCGGCGCGGGCTGGAGGATCTCCAGGAGGCCCGGGCCCTCAAGCAACTTGACATATCTATGGGTTCGTATTAGAATTGATGTTCAGGTAATAACCTGTCCTGGGGAGGACTAGATGGGCCGTTTTACTTTCTTCGAGTATGCCCAGCAGAACGGCCATGTCATGGCTCTCCTGCGGGATCGTTTGACCAAGCATCACGAAGTTACCATCGAGAGCGAGGGTGACCTGCGCGTGCTCCGGGCCCGGTTTCACATGAACCCGGTGCCGTTCTTTGAGTACACCATCCCCGAGCGCGGTTTCCGCGAGTCGGCCCTCGAATGGCAGGCCCGGGTGGAGTCGTCCGTGCACGATGCATGGGTCGCCTGGGTGGCTGTCCGGGACGCACCTCGGCCCGCGCCGCCCGGCACGCCCGCTGTTCTAGAGCCGGAGACGGTGGTTCTTGATTCGGTAGTCAAGCCGGCCAAGAAGGCCAAGGTTTCGGTCTAGCTTCGATTGGAGGACACACCGGGAGGCTCTATTGAGCCGAACGGTTAAAAGAGGGGCAATAAGGACACCTACGGGAGTCCGCTTTGCAAAGCCCCCACTTTGCGTTTGGGGGTGCGGGGTGGGTGTCCTCCCCCTCCTGGCCCTGAACCCCCCGGCCCCGGGGCTCCCTCGGGGCCGTTTTTCTCTTTCTGGGAGGACTGATGGCGAACCCGACTGCCCTTTTCTGGACGAACCCGCAGACGAACGTGGATGGCTCGCCTTTTACGGCGGCCCAGTACGCCGGGTTTGAGGCGGAGATCACTGGCCCCACGGGCAAGACGCTTGTGGCCATCCCCGCTACCTGGAGCGTGAACGGCGAGTACGGTCTCCCGCTCAAGGATCTCGGCGTGGGGTTCGGCACGAGCTACATCCGCATGGCCACCCTGGCGGTGGGCGGCGAGCGGTCCGACTGGACGAACCCGTTGGCCGTCACCATCGGAGCGCCTCCACTCCCCCCGCAGAATCTCCGCGTGGGGTGATTGCTTGGCTACGCGGGGTAAGGACAAGGGCCGCAAGCGCCCTCAGGAATCTCCTGAACTGGTTGAGGGGCCGCTAGAGGCCCCCGAATCCACCCTCCCGGTGGTCTCGGGGCGGAACCCGGACGGTACTTTCCCCGTCGGGGCCTCGGGAAACCCGAACGGACGGCCGAAAGGGGCCCGAAATCGCATCACCCTGGCCCGCCTCCTCGTCGAGGAGCAGCTGCGGTCGGATATGGCCCCGCAGGCCCGGAAATTGCTCCAGAAGGCCATCGAAATGGCTTTGGAGGGGAACGAGAAGATGCTCTCCCTCCTCGTGGACAAGGTCCTGACGACCCCGAAGGACGCCCCGGACGAGGGGGAATCGGGCAAGGACATCAAGATCATCATCCAGAACCTCACCGGAGCCGCCAAAACGGTGACGGCAGGCCGCCCCACCCAGATCATCGACGCCACCCCAACCGAGTAGGACAGAACCATGAATTCCAAGCAGTGCACGGACAGCGTTCCGAATCAGGTCGCAACCCTCACCGCGAAGTCGAGTGGTCTTGAGTACCTGAAGTGCTCCATGACCCCGCCCCAGCCGATCCAGAGCCCCTCGGCCCCGGTGACGAAGAACGAAGGCCCGGGCAAGCGCAATGTCTGACAAGAAGGTCCCGAGATCCAGTTCCAAGGGCCTCATCCAGTCCATCAAGGACGCGATGGCGGCCAAGGCCACTCCGGGCGATGACCGGAAGGACGAGATGCTTCCTGTCGGCCGCGGCGGCCAGAACCGCCAGCAGCGCCTTGACGCGAGGATCGACGCCGCACAGGGCATCCACACCCGCCAGACCACTGATTCAAATAACGGTTATTAAGGAAATACGTATGGAATTGATTATCGGCTTCGTGGCGGCCTTCGCCCTCGGCTACTTCTCCCCGGCCATCTATTCGGTGGTTGCGGGCGCTCTCGGCAAGCTGTTCTCTCGGGTGGGCTGATTCATGGCTATCCAAGTCGCAGGTCGTCTCCAGTTCCAGGACCTCTTTGAGGTTGTGGGTGCGGGCTCGTTCAACGTCGATTTCGCCAACGCAGCCACGGGCTCGGGCACCTTCGCCGGTTCGGGCGCGCTGGCCGTCCCGGGTGCCGCCCTGGGTGACATGGTCATGGTGGGCGCGGGCATTGACACGGTGGATGCCGTCCTCGTGGGCCACGTCACGGCGGCCAATGTGGTCGAGGTCACGCTCCTGAACAACACGGCCGGTGCGGTCAATCTGGCAACCCAGAAGCTGGCAATCGTGGTCCTGCGTCTCGCGCCCCAGTACGACATCGTCTAAGGCCCCTCGGGGTCCCCTGGGGAGGGGTGAATGGAACTGACGTTCTCCCTCCACCCCAAGCAGGCGGAGGTCTACAACTCGCCGGCCCGCTTCAAAGTGGTCCCGGCGGGCCGCCAGAGCGGCAAGACGCACCTCGCCGTCGCTATGGCGATCACCGAGACCCTGCGGGACGTGTCCTGGGGCGGCGTGCCGCTCACCACGGCCCACGAAGTCGCGTACATCTACCCGACGTTTGAGCAGGGCAAGAAGGTCGTCTGGCCCCGGCTCAAGGCTGCGGTGGAGGGCCTGGGGTGCCTGATCTACGAGAATACGGGCCTTATCGTGTTCCCGAACGGCCGCCGGCTGCGCCTCCTGGGCGCGGATAACCCGGACTCGCTGCGTGGATTCACATGGTCCTTCGCCATCCTTGACGAGTACAAGGACATGGGCGGGGAAGTGTTCGACGAGGTCTGCCGGCCCGCCCTTTCGATCTGCCAGGGTGGGGCGCTGTTCATCGGAACCCCGAAGGGCAAGAACCACTTCTACCTGCTCTATCTGACGGCGATGGAGGACACGACCGGCGAGTACGCCGCGTTCACGTTCTCCTCCTCGGCCAACCCGTTTATCGCCGAGTCCGAGATTGCCTCGATGTCCCGGACGATGTCGGCCCAGCTGGTGGCACAGGAGCTAAAAGCGTCCTTCGTGTCCAACTCGGGCACGGTGTTCAAGGACGAGCATTTCATCATTTGGCCCCACGAGCCCGCGGAGGGCTCCTGGGTCATAACGGCGGACCTCGCGGGATTCTCCAAGGCATCCGCGCGCTCCAAGGACTACGCCCGGCGCGACGAAAGCGCCATCGCGGTCACCAAAGTGACCCCGGACGGGTGGTGGACCAAGGAGATCATCCACGGCCGATGGGAAGTCAGGGAGACGGCTCTCCGGATCTTCTCCGCGGCCAAGAGCGTACAGACCATGCGGGTCGGCATCGAGAAGGGCATGGCCTTCGATGCGGTCATGCCTTACCTGACCGATCTCATGCGCCAGTACAGCCGCTGGCTCGATATTGTCCCCCTGAGCCACGGCAACCAGCGGAAGCTGGACCGGATTCAGTGGTCCCTCCAGGGCCGCGGAGAAAAGGGAAAGCTCTTGTTTAGCCCGGGCCCCTACTACGACAAGCTCGTGGAGCAGGCCTTGGACTTTCCTGATTCCCGCACTCACGACGACCTCTTGGACGCCCTGTCCTACGTGGACCAGATGGCGACCACCGTGTACATGGACGAGTTCTCGGGCCAACAGGGCATCGAACTCCTAGATCCCATAGCAGGATACTGACACCGCCCATGCTCCCGCAACTCCCGGAAAATAACACGCCTGCCTCGGACACCGGGGGTCTGGTCGGTTGGATCATGGCCCGCATCGTGCCCTGGCGGCAGCACCGGGACACGAACCACAAGGACAAGTGGAACGAGTATTACCGCATCTGGCGGATGAAGTATGACCCGACGGACCGCCAGCGCAAGAGCGAGCGGTCGCAGTTGATGTCCCCGGCCACCATGCAGGCGGTCGAGACCACGGTGGCCGAGATCGAGGAGGCCATGTTCGGGCGCGAGCAGTGGTTCGAGTTGGGCGAGGATCTGGAGGAGGCCCAGGACCCCAAGGAGCGGGACGAGGCCATCCGGTCCCGGGACCGCCTTCGCGAGCGCATGGAGCGGGACAAGGTCCCGTCCGCGGTCGCCAAGGCCATCCTTCTCGGCACCGTCTATGGCACGGGCATCGGCAAGGTCAACACCTTCGAGAAGAAGGCCAAGAAGATCGTCAAGGGAGACGCCGGGCCGGAAGTCCGGGAAGTTGTCCAGGTTCACGTCGAAGTGATCCCCCTGGAGCCCTACGAGTTCATCCCGGACCCGTCCACGGACGACATCGAGGAAATGCTCGGCTGCGGGCACGAGACGGAGTTGCCCCTGCACACCATCAAGCAGAAGCAGCGGGATGGCAAGTATTTCAAGACCCCGGTCGGGGCCTACACGTCGGACCCGAACCTGCGCTCGGTCGAGGCCAATTTCGCCCTCCCGGTGCAGGACGGGGTCAGAATCCTTGAGTGGCACGGGCTAGTCCCGGCTTCCCTGCTCCTGCGGTACGCCAAGGACATGACCGAGGAGGAGCATGCCAAGCTCACCGAGGGCCTGGACCCGGATGAGGACGAAATGGTTGAGGCCATCGTCACCATCGCGAACGACAGCATCGTGATCGAGGCAAAGCGGAGCCCCTTCTGGATGGAGGACCGCTCCATCATCGCCTACCAGCACGACACCATCCCCGGGTACTTCTGGGGCCGCGGCGTGCCCGAGAAGGCATACCACTCGCAGAAGGGACTTGACGGCACCGTGCGCGCCCGCCAGGACGCCCTGGGTCTCGTGGCCCACCCGATGATGGCCGGTGACGTTACCCGCCTCCCGCGGGGCCTGAACCTGGGCGTATGGCCCGGCAAGTTCTGGCCGACCTCCGGTTCCCCGTCTGAGGTCCTCCAGCCGTTCACCTACGGCAACCTCAACCCGGCCCTGTTCGAGGTTGCCAATGACTTCGAGCGCAACGTGGGCACCGCCACGGGCGCGATGGACCCGGCCTCGGCCTACTCGCCCACCACGTCGGGGGCCACCAACACGGCCCTCAATGGGGCCGCCTTCCTCAAGCGCGCGCGGCGCGCCATGCAGAACATCGAGCGGGGCTTCATGCGTCCGCTGGTGCAGAAGATCTACTGGCGGTACGTACAGTTCGAGCCCACCGAGTTCCCCCAGGACTACGAGGTTTCCATCAAGGGCACCCTCGGGATCATGGCCCGGGAGTTCGAACAGCAGCAGATGACCCAGGTCCTGGGCCTCGTGCCGCAGGAGTCGAAGCCTTTCTACGCGATCCTCAAGGCCATCTTCGACAATTCCTCCTCCCCCCACAAGGGGGCGATCCTTCAGGCGGTGGATGAGTTCATCAACCCGCCCGAGAACCCGGAGGCCGCGGCGGCCGCTGCGGAGCAGAAGGCGATGGAGAAGCGGGGCATAGAGGCCACGGTGGCCGAGTTGGAGGCCAAGGCCCAGAAGGCTATGGCAGATGCCGAGTTCGCCAAGGCCCGCGCCAAGAAAACGGACATCGAAGCGGAATTCATCGACGACGAGCTACAGAACGACGCGATGGACAAAGCCATCAACCTGCGGGAAGTGGCCGCCTTCGAGGAGCAGAACAAGATCAGCTGGGCCGCCACGAAGATGCGGGCTATGGACACGGCGATCAAGGCCATCCAGGCCCAGATCGACCTCCAGCAGGTCCAGCAGGAAGCGAACAGACTACAGAATTCGTAACACGACCCTGGGGAGGGGATCATGACGGAAGCAGAAAAAGCAGAGATTGAGGCCGCCAAGGACATGCTGGCGAGCCCGGGCTGGGCCACCTTGGTCCGGGACACCCAGGCGCGCATCGACGAGTTCAAGGCCAATGCCTTCCTCTCGTGCAAGACGCCCGAGGAGTTCTACTTCCTGCGGGGAGTGGTCCAGGGGGTCTCGTCCATCCTGAACTACGCCAATGTCATCGAGGCCGCCTCGGCAGCGGCCACGGCCGACGAAATGACCGGCGAGGAAGTCTGATGTCCCTGCGGATGTTTGACTTCCAGTGCGGTGCATGCACACAAGAATTTGAGGATCTCGTAGAGGCAGACGGCCCAGCGCCGGCAATCTGCACCATCTGCGGGTCCTCTGACACGAAGCGGCTCGTTACCGGGACCCGCATTGACCCCTCTCTAGGTCTGGACTCTCTGTCCTGGCCGACGATGGGGGACAAGTGGACCCGGAAGCGAGCCCAACGGCGGAAAATCGAAGATAGGACGGCTCGCGATCACGGCGAGTAATCCAACCCGCGACCCGACGGCAGTGTACCGGCCTTAACCCCAATATCGGGGCGGCCTTTGAGGGAGAAAGTAGCGTGAGCATTATCGTTGACCCTGAGACCTCTATCGTGGAACCCCAGGACTCCAGTCAGACCATCGCCCCCGGCAACCCGCCTCTGGACGACGGTCTACCGGACAAGTTCAAGGGCAAGTCCGCGAAGGACATTGCAGATGCGTACCAGAGCCTTGAATCGGAACTGGGACGGGCTCGCAATGAAATCGGGACGACTCGCCGGCTGGCGGACGAGTTGCTCGGTATCCGCAAAGAGGAAATGAAGGCCAATCAACCTGCCAGGAAACCGATTACATCCACTGATCTGCTTGACTCCCCGGAGGAGACGATCACGGAGGCTGTAAATCGCGCATCTGAGGCCGCCACGGCGGACCTTAGAAAGGCTACGGCACGACTGGAAGCTGATCTGGAGCTACGTGGCTTCGAGCAGCGCCATCCCGGATACGAGGGGGTCATAGCATCCCCAGAGTTCCGGACATGGGTCACGAAGTCTCAGTACCGCCAGGGTCTCGCGACCAAGGCGGCGCGGAACGACTTCACGGCCGCCGACGAACTCTTTGGCCTCTACGAGGACACCAAGAACGTCGCCGCCCCGAACCAGTCTAGCCCCGACCCGGTAAAGGCCCCGTCCGCAAAGACGGTGGGCTTCGCCAAGTCGGGCGGCTCTACTCCCGCAGGCGGTAGCTCCGCCGGCAGTGGGGGCAAGCCGATCCTCAGGCGCGAGGAACTGATTCGTCTCCGTATCGACAATCCCGATGAGTTTGACCGCCGCAATGACGAAATCATGCTGGCGTATGCAGAGAAGCGGGTGCGCTGACACTACCACACCCCTTATAGGAAACGACCCCCATGACCGCATTGAGTTTTGCCAATAGCATTGACGTTACGGACGGTGCCACCTTCATCCCAGAAGTCTGGTCCGACGACGTGATTGCCGCCTACAAGAAGAACAAGGTCCTTGCCCAGCTTGTCTCCCAGATCAACCACAAGGGCAAGAAGGGCGATGTCATCCATCTCCCGCGTCCGGTCCGCGGCGCGGCCTCGGCCAAGGCGGCGAACGCCTCCGTCACGTTGGTGACCTCGACCGCGACTGAGGTTCTGGTGACCCTCAACCGGCACTTCGAGTACTCGTTCGTGATCGAGGACATCCTGGAAGTCCAGGCCATGCCGTCGGTTCGCCGGTTCTACACCGACGATGCGGGCGAGGCCCTGGCTCTCCAGCAGGACATCGACATCCGCAACCTTGCGGCCACGTGGAACGCGGGCACCGCGTACACCGGCGCTGTTATCGGTTCGGACGGCTCGACGGCCTACCTGACTGCCACCACGGGCAACGGCACGGCGCTGACCGATGCGGGCCTCCGCCGGGTCATCCAGACGTTCGATGACAACGACGTGCCGATGCGCGACCGTTACCTCGTCATCCCGCCGGTCGAGAAGCGCCGCCTCATGGGCATCACGCGCTTCACGGAGCAGGCATTCACGGGCGAAGTGGGTGCGGCCAACACCATCCGCAACGGCCTCGTTGGCGATGTCTACGGCACCCCGGTGTACGTGACGAGCAACCTCGCCTCGGTGGCGTCGGCGGATGCCTCGACGAACTATCGTCCGGTGCTGTTCTTCCACAAGCAGGCGATGGTTCTGGCCCAGCAGATGGCTGTGCGGACCCAGGCGCAGTACAAGCAGGAGGCCCTGGGTACCCTGGTGACTTCTGACCAGCTGTACGGCACGGCCACCCTCCGCACGGAAGCCTGCCGCGCGATCATGGTGCCGTCGCTCTGATGAGCCGGGGCCCCGGGGGATAGCTCCCGGGGCTCTTTCTCCGTTTCTACAACCACAAGGAGTCCGTCAGGACCGCCATGCAGCGTCGCTTTGCCCTTATCAAGCACCAGCACGTTCTAGCGGATCTGACGGACTTTTCTGTTTCCGGCCCGAGCAACGGGCAGGTACTCGCCTACAACTCCGGTACGGGGAAGTGGCAGAACGCCGCCGCCTCCGTCTCCGCGTTCGTTCGGGGAGCGTCTTTCGTCTCCTCGTCCGCCCTCGCCCTGCCCATCAATGATGTCTCTGTCCTCATCCCGGTTGCCTGCACCATCACCGCAGCCACCACCACCGCCAACGCCGCCGGCTCTTGCGTCGTGGATATCTGGAAGGACTCCTACGCGAACTATCCGCCGACCGGCGCAGACACTATATGTGCCTCGGCCAGACCCACCCTCACCGCGGCCAACCGCGCCCGCGACACCACTCTGACGGGATGGACCACGGCCATTGCGGCCGGCGACATCCTCCACTTCAACCTAGTGTCCGTCTCAGGTCTCAAGTGGGTGAACGTCGTCCTCACCCTCCTGCCGACGTAAGGAAGCCCATTCTTGACTACTCAATCCTGGTCTACCGTGATCTCGCAGGCCACCGATGCCGCGTTCCGCGTATGGGGGGATGAACTCAGGACGAAGCTGGCCGCCACCGGCCTCGTTCGTACCGCGGACACCGGGCAGATTGACTGGACGACGGTGACGCGCGCTGCGATCAACACGGACGCCGGGTACGAAATCTGGCGCTTTGACGACGTGCAGCAGGCCACCGCCCCCATCTTTTTGCGTCTTGGATACGGATCTGGCTCAGTCACTAGCCGTCCCCGCCTACGCCTTGAGGTGGGTACCGGGACCGACGGCGCGGGCACCATCACGGGCACCGCCAAGACGGCCAATACGATAACTACGTCCACGGGTGCCCCCCTCAGTGCCGTAACCGCGTACCAATCCTACGCCGCCACGGCCGAGGGATTTTGTGGCCTGATCCACAAGGCGGGCGCAATCGGCGCAGTGTCTGCCCTCGCGGGCTTTGCGATTGCCCGCACTTGCGGCACCACGGGAGTCGCCGACGCCACGGGTGCCATCGTGCTCTTTTACGGGGCCACCAACTGCCTTACGCATTGCCTCCGCTTCGCGGCCACGGCCTCTGCACAGACGGTGGGCACCACTGGCGGCGCTAACATGGTTTTTGTGCCGGGGTACAATGCCACCAGCGCAGTCGGAACCGACCTCCAAGCCTACACTGCGTGGGGATCGTTCCCCCGCGTACAGCCGGTGGCCGTCATGTGCGGCATTTTTGACTCCGAACTCACCCTCGGGAACACCCTGAGCGTGGCGATGGTGGGGACCTCTGCCAGGACGTTCCTCCAGGCCCAGCGGCAAATAGGTACGCCAGCGCAGTCCAGCGTCGCCGCTAATATGGGCCTCGCGATTCTCTGGGAGTGACTCATGGCATGGCTGCCCGCCTTTGTCCTTGACGCCGCCACACCCCCGACTGCCATCGCGGAGTTGTTTGGTAGCGGATCCCTTCTGCTCAACAACGCCAACGTCACCCTCGATATGACCGTACGGCCGTCTACGGAGTTCCTCACCGACAGCGGGACCGGCCAAGCCGGATACCCCATCTAGGACCATACATGACCTACCTCGAACTCGTTAACAAGGTTCTGCGCCGACTCCGGGAGCGGTCGATAACGGCCATCACGGCCAACTATTCGCTGCTTGTCGGGGACATCGTGAACGAGGCCAAGGAGGACGTGGAGCGGGCCTGGAAGTGGAAGGCCCGCCGGATCAACATCACCTTCCCGACGGTCGCGAACCAGCAGGACTACAACATCGGCACGGGCGGGGTGGCCTCCACCGCGACCAACGAGCGGTCCCAGCTTATGTACGCCCCGATGTCGGATCTCCCCCAGGCCTTCAACCTGACGGGGTCCTACAAGGGGGACCGTCTTATAGAGGTTGCTCGGGAAGGGCATCGGCAGGAGATCGCGGACGACAACGCCACGAACACCGCGCCGAGCCGTTTCTCCCTGACCAAGTCCGCGACGGGCTACACCGCCTCGATCTACCCGAGACCGGATGGCGTCTACTCGATCCAGATGACTTGGTACATCCCCCAGGCCGCCCTTGCCACCGATGTCACGGTCCTGGCTATCCCCGAGGACCCGGTGTGGCGGCTGGCCCTGGCCTACGCCTCCTCCGAGCGGGGCGAGGGGGCCGGCGCAGCGACGGAGCGGTACGAGTCCCGGGCCAAGATTGCCCTCGCGGAGGCCATCTCCCGCGAGGCCGACGATGCCGAATTGACGTTCTACGAGGCCTGACGGATGGCCCTGAGTCCCGTCAGCTTTCCCGCCCCCGGGTTCCTTGGCCTTAACAAGCAGAAGGGACAGGTCCCTCTCGGTCCCGAGTGGGCCGTGGATGCCCGCAATGCCGTGATCGACGGCGCGGGCCGCATTGCCTCCCGCAAGGGGTACGTCAATCAGACGACCTCCGCCATCTCCGGTACCCCGGCCATCCTGTCCCTGCACGAGTACGTGAAGTCGAACGGGACTACGTCTTTGATCGCCGGGACCGTGGCCGACATCTTCGAGTCCACGGACAACGGGGCCTCGTGGGCCTCGGTCGAGGGTTCCCTCGCGGTCAGTGGGGGGCATTGGCAGTTCGTCAACTACAACGACAAAGTGATCGGGGCCCAGGCCGGCCACCCGTTGTCGGTCAAGACCAGCGGCAACTTCGCTGCAATTGTCGCCGCCAGTGGTGTAGTCCCGGTCCAGCCTACGGCAGTCCTCGCGGCCTTTGGCCGTATCTGGACGGTCTCCGCGGACGGTAAGACCCTAAAGTGGTGCGCGCTGCTCGACGAAACCAAATGGTCCACCGGGGACGGCGGCGGGTCGCAGGATCTCAACTACCTCTGGACCAAGGGCACCGATACCGGCGTAGCCCTGGCCGCCTTCGGTTCGACGCTCGTAGTGTTCGGCCGGCGGCATATCTTCCTGCTCACCGACGGCTCCGGGTCGGACCGCGGCCTGGACCCCACGACCATGTACGTCGGGGACACCATCGAGGGCATCGGGTGCGCGGCCCGGGACAGTGTCCAGCCGCTCGGCGAGGGGGACATAATCTTCCTGAGCCAGAACGGCATCCGGTCCATGTCCCGGACCATCCAGGAGAAGCAGACCCCGCTCAACGATCTCACGGCCAACTCCCGCGACTTCGTCAACGCCATCCTGCTCTCCGGGGCCGCGTCCGGCGTCAAGATGAAGTCGGTATCCTCCCCCGAGAACGGGTTCTATCTGATCTCCAGCCCCGACTCCAGCCGCACGTTCTGCGTGGACACCCGGGCAGTCCTCCCGGACGGCACCTTCCGCATCTTTGACTGGTCGGGGTTCATCCCGAGCGCCATCGCTCGCCGAGTCAACGGGGATGTTCTGTTCGGTTGGGCGGGCAAGGTGGGCAAGTACAGCGGCTACCTGGACGACGCAGCCACGTACCGCTTCGCCTTCCGCTCGGGCTTTCTCGACCTCGGCCCGGAGGCCAACGTACTGAGGAAGGAACTCAAGGCCATCTACCTGACGGCCTTCTCCCCGGCGGCCCAGACGGCCACCGTCAAATGGTACTGGGATTGGCGTTCGGACTTCTTCAACTACCTCCTGACCTATGACGTGGACGCGACCAGCGAGTTCGGGATCGGGGACTATGACACGGCAGAGTTCGGCGGCGTCGTCGCCCAGCGCATTGACCGAATCCCCGGGTGGGGCTCGGGGCAGTACGTGTCCATCGGGGTGGAGATGGATATCAACGGCGCACCGTATGCTCTTAACAGCATAACCCTTTACCTGCAATCGGTCGGGTTGCTCTGATGCCCAACTACATCAAGAGCACGGATTTCCGGGGCAAGGACTTCCTGCCCTCCGGTGACCCGGAGAAGATCGTGTCCGGGGCGGAGATCGACACCGAGTTCAACAACATCGCCGCCGTCATAGCCGAGAAGGCCGAGGGCCCCGTCGGGGGCGGCACCGCGCTCGTGAGCGCGCCCGCCACCGCCCAGTCCATCGCCAAAGGCTGGGGACAGGCCGTGGTGGCCCTAACCGATGCGGCCACGACCACGCTCGATGCGGACCTCGGCAACGTCTTTACCTGGACCATCGCCGGCAACCGGACCCTCGCCTACCCCACCAACCTGCGGGCCGGCCAGGAGATCTTCATCATCATCACCACGTCCGGGGCCGCCCGGGCCATCACCTACGGCACCGGGTGGTTCAAGCCCAGCGCAGTGGCGGTGCAACCGAACACCGTCAGCGGCACGGTGTCCGTTCTCCGAGCCCGGGCCAACGCGGACGCGAGCCGGCTCTACATCGTCCACTTCTACAACGACTACGCGCAAGCCTGATGCCCAACTACGTCAAGATCACGAACTTTGCCGCCAAGACAGTGGCGAACAAGGTCACCGGGGCCGAGTGGGACGCGGAGTTCGTCGCCATCCAGGTGGCCCTCGGGGCGAAGCAGGCGGCTCCGCAGGGGCAGACGATCCTGACCACCACGACTCTCGGGACACTGGTCGGCGGCCTGTTCGGCATCGGGTACTCCGCGGCGAACATCCCGAGCCTCCTCACCTTCGGGGATCGTCCGATCCTGTTTGCGACCAATCCGACCGGCTCGAACACCCTCGACCAGACGGCCAACCTGAGCAATGGCCAGTGCTTGCCGATCATGGTGGCCGCGGGGTCTAGCCCGGCGATCAAGGCCGAGGCCGGGGTTGGCATCTACCTGACCGGGTTACGGGACACCCAGGTTAGCCTCCTACTGCACGCGGACGAGAACGACGGGACGTTCGTGGGCAAGTTCAAGGACTCCGGTGCGTACGGCCTGATTGATAGCTTCGGTGTGTCCCTGACCACCTCCGTCTCGTCCAAGTTCGGGGCCCGGTGCTTCGCGATGAACGGCGGCAGCACGGCCTCACTGGCCTGCACCCAGGCCATCGGCGGTCCGCTGGATCTCTCGGACGGTGCCACCAGCACCACGGAGTTATGGTTCTATCCCCTGGATGTCCCTGACGGCACCCCCACGTTCTACGTGCTCTTGGCGGCGTGGTGGGAAGGGGCCGCGGGCGCGGGGTTCCGCATACAGTACTTGTCCGACGGGACCGTTACCTGCCAGTCCTTCGGCGGGTGGGCTAGCGGCGACCCCACCAGCCCGCTGGCCAGCCCCGCCAACCTGAACGCATGGAACCACGTCGCCGTGGTGGATGACGGGACCAACATCAACATCTACCTCAACGGGATCAAGGACACCTCCGGACGAGTAAGGGGCACCCGGACGAGCCCCGCCGCGGCGGGCCGTCTTTCTATCGGCGCGGACCACACGAGCGCGGCCCAGAGCACATGGTTCCCCGGCAACATGGACGAGGTGGTCGTGTTCAAGGGGGTGGTCCGGTACACGTCCGCCTTCACGCCGCCCGTCGCTGCCTTCGCCGATGCCACCACGTTCGGTTCCTTGGCCCCGGGGTCCGGCCAGACCGGCGTCATGCCTTGGGCCGACGTGCTCAGGGTCGGCGGAAACCTGTACATCATCCCGTCCCAGCACGGCGTGGCCGGCCTTACTACCAGCCTTGCGTGGGTAGCCGCATGACGAACCATGACGTTCGCCTCGCGCAGATAGAGGCCCGGGTAGCGGTGCTGGATGCCCAGCGGCAGACCAACGACACGGCGGTACTTCTGGCGGTGGCCGGGATCAAGGAGATGATCGAGGGGCTGGAGACCAAGCACCACGAACGCATCCTCGACCTGGAGCGGCAGTATCAGCGGTACCAGGGGGCCTGGGGCCTCCTGACCATCATCGGGACCGCGGTGATCGCGGCCTGGGCCATCTTCGGGGACACCATCAAGACCAAGCTGTTCGGGAGCGCCGGGTGAGGGTAGCCCGCACCTTGGCGGAACTCCGCGAGATCAGGGGCTCCTCCCGGTCCCCGTCGGCCTCCCGGCCTGGGACCCGCGGACCGGAGGCGGCCGGGTCCACCGTCATGCGCCGCGGGGGCGGCTTCGGGGGCACCAGCCCCTTTTGGCAGAACACGTTCAAGAGCAAGTAACTTATGGCCTCTATCTCTGACATCTTCGCAGGTGCCTTCCCGTCGCTCGTCAACACGGGCATCAATGTCTGGGGCCAGAACCAGACCACCAACGGCCTGACCTCGGCGGCCAACCAGACCCGCACCGAGCCGGTCAACATGAGCACCGGGATTGGGACGACCCAGTACACCCCCGGCTCCCGCCAGTTCAACATCAACGGCAACGCCCCCGGGGCCTTTGGCGGGGCGTCCTCCGAACTTGTAGGAGCCCTCGGCGGCATCAATAACACGGACGGGGAGTACCAGGGCCGTCTCGGCCTCCTGGAGCAGCAGGCCCAGCCCGGTGAGCAGCGTCAGGTCAACTCGACCCTCGACTCCTTGTTCTCGAAGGGCCAGCTTGGGGGCACGGGCGGGGCGATCCAGCAGGAGGCCCTCGGCAACTCCCTCCAGGATGCCCGCCTCAAGCGCCAGATGACCGCGGCAGACTGGGCGCGTACCCGCCAGTTGGACAGGTTCCAGTCGGCGATGCAGACCGTCGGCTCGGGGCAGGCACAGCAGCAGCTGGACACCCAGCGGACCTCCGCCCTCGGCAGTATCTCGGCCGGGGCGGTCGGTGTCCCGAATGCCCAGCTTCTCGCCGGGGCGGTCGGGTCCAATGCGGACCGCAACAACGCACTCGTACAGGGCCTGGGTCCTCTCCTAAGTGGCATCCTACAGGGCGGTCCTGGACAGGCCGGGGCCATAGAGTCTCTGCGCAACCTCCTCGGTGGCGGCGGACCCGGGGCCGGTGCCGGCCTGGGCGGGGTCAATCCGGCCGGGGCGGCCGGCCTCCCCGGTGCCGATGCATTACGGTCCTCTATCCTCGCCGGTACCCCGGCCCCGTCGTCCGTGGCCGGTGCCCTTGCGGGGGCCGCCCCCGCGGCGGGTGCGGGCCTCGCTGCGCTGACCAACGCCCAGGTGCTTGCAATGGGGCCGAGTGCGGCAGCCATGAACGCCAGCATTATGGCGGGCTCGGTACCTTCCGCCAGCACGACGGCCGCCCTGAGCGCGCCAGCGGCCTCTGGGGGCCTCGGTACGCTGGGCACCATCGGTGCCGGCCTTGGGGTCGCGGCCGGCGCTGCCGGGGCCTACGAGGGCATTCGCACGGGCAATGAGGGCATGGCGGCGCTGGGCGCGGGGGTCGGTGCGGCCTCGGCCGGTGCGCTGGCAGGCCTCTCTGGTCTGGCGGCCCTGGGCCCCATCGGTCTGGCCGCCGCGGGCGTCGCGGCCATCGGGGCTTCGCTGGTAAACACGAAGGAATTCGGGGACAAGGCCCTGTCCAACTACTGGGCGGGGATCGACTCCGGCCGGCAGATCGGCCAGTCCGACCCGGTCGAATTGGCCCAGGGGTTCATCAACTTCTATCGGACCAACAAGAATGAATTCCCGGGTCAGGCTACCTATGGCCGCACGGGCAACGAGGACTTCATGTATGATCTTACTCAGAAGATCAACGCTGGGGTAGCGTCGGGAGCGGTACCTGCCGGAGCTACGCCGGAGCAGATCGTGACTTCGGTGGTCCAGCCGTGGCTCGACTCGATGGGACCGGGTCCGCAGGACCGGCAGGCCCGGGCGGTGCAGGACTTCATGATGACCGATATCGTGAACTCCTTCATGAACGGCCAGCCTATCTCGAACGCCCAGGTCAAGGGCGACCAGAACTTCCGCATCGTATCGGGGCGGCCCGTCTATGCGGGGCAGGCCCCGGCGACGCTGGCTCCCCCGGTGGACCCCAATGCGCCGGACTGGGCCTCTCTGGGCATCGACCCCAATAACCCGTTCGCCGGACTAGGGATGTAATTCTGATGGCAAATCCGTTCCAGAGTCTACTGACCACGGACACCCTTCGGGGTCGCCGAGAAGCCCAGATCGAGGAGGACAACAAGGGCGAGTCCCCGTTCGTCCGCGGCGCTGCGCGCTCCGGGTTCCAGGGGGCAGAGGCCCTACGCAAGATGGGATTCGGTGTGACCCTGGAGGATCAGAAGGCCCAGGCCAACCAGGAGGCCATGACCGGGGCCTCGAAGAAGTACGAGACCTACATGAAGCAGGGGGCCTCCCCCGATCAGGCCCAGGAGATGGTCCTGACGGACGCCGTGTCCACGTTCTCGACCATCGGGAACTTCGAGGCGGCCAATGCCCTGATGGAGCCCCTACAGGCGATCCGCAAGCAGCGGGCCGAGCGGGCCAAGTTGCAGGCCCAGGAGTATCAGGCCACCGCCGAGGGGAATAAGACCGTCGCGGAGACTGGGCTGCTCGCGGGTGAGGCGGCCTCCGAGGACCGTCTGCGTCTGGCACAGGGCAACAACCAGAACACTGCCGCCACGGAGAACATCGCCAGGGCTAATCTCGCGAACCGCACGGACCCGAACATTCGGGCCGCCGGCAAGGGGGGCAAGGTGGGCAAGGACGGCATGACCGCCGAGGATTTTGCGGTGTACGAGCTGAAGCAGCGGGACGCCCTGCGGAACAAGGGGCTGGCTGCGGCCGATTCGTTTGAGCTGTTCGCAACCATCAAGGAACTGGTCATGTCGAACCCGACCGGGGCCCTTTGGCCCGGTGCGCTGGCCTCGCAGGTGCAGGGTCTGGCCGAGGGCGCGCGGCGCGCGATCATGGTTGATGATCGGTGGAAGGACAAGGAAGGCCGGTTCACTGTCAACATCGACGAGCTGCGCGAGGGCGGCACCGCGGTGAGCCGGTTGGAGAAGCTGAACGTCACCGACGCGCGGCTCCAGTCCGCCACTCTTGACGTGGCGTTCGCCCTTGCTCGTCTGCGAGATCCGGGCGGCCGCCTGTCCAACCAGGACGTGGACAAGGCCATCGAGATCGTCTCGGGCAAAGGTGGTACCAGGGCCCGCATCCGGGTCCTGGAGGACGTGGCGGACCGGGCCTCCCAGTCCCTGGAGCGGGAACTCAAGGATTCGCCCTACGCGGAAATGCAGGGGGTAGCCCCCGCCTTCGAGGCTGCCCGGGACAAGTACGGGCGGTACAAGGCCGTGAAGGCCCCCGCCGCGGGTGCCCAGCCGGACGGCTCGATCCGCACCAAGGCTGGCGGCGTCCTGCGACGGAGTAATTGATGCCGACCTACAAGTACACGGCCCCGAACGGGGAGAGCTTCGACCTCGACGCGGAGGACGATGCCCAGGCCGAGGCCACCATAGCGGAGTACGAGGCGGGGCTGGCCGATGTCCCTGCCCAGGCCCCGCCCAGGCGGAACATCCCGCTCGGTATCCAGGACGACGGCGTGCTGGCCGGGGACCCTACGGCCCCCATCCGGGAAGTGGGGCAGGCCGTTCGAGCCGCCCCCGCCGGTCCTCTGCGCATGGTCGCCGGTCTGGGACAGACGGCTATGGCCGGCGTGGACGCGCTGCCCTACACCCCCGGCACGGCCGGCAAGACCTTCTCGGACGCCTACAACGCAGCCGAGCAGAAGGTATTCGGCACGGACTCCCCGGTGGGATCGACCGTCGCCAAGGCAGGCGAAGCGGCCTCCCAGATGATTCCTCTCGCTCGGGGAGCAAAGGGGGCCCAGACCCTTCTCGGCACCGCCAAGCAGGGCGCGAAGCTGGGTGCCCTGGGCGCGGCCACGAGCTTCGACAAGGATACCCGTACTCCCGCGGAGGCCGCATTCCTTCTGGGCGGCGGTGCGGCCATCGGTGGGGCCGTTGCCCCCGCACTCTCTGCGGTGCCCCTGGCGGCCAACTGGCTACGGGAGCGGGTCGAGAAGGGGGCTACGGCGGCCGGGGGATCGAACCTCGCGAAGATGGCGGCCGACCCCACGGTGGCGAGTTTTGGCCTCAATCCCGCAATGGCTACCGGAGATCCTCAGATCGTGGAGACCTCCCGCCTCGTGGGCGGGGCCCGGGCCACGGACTTCGTGAACAAGAAGCTGAACCAGCTGCGCCGCTCGGTACGGGACATGGTAACGGGGGACCCGAACGCCACCCGGGTCGCCACGGACGTTACGGATTCCTTCACGGCAGAGTACACCCGGGTCCAGCGCGGCATGTCCCGGGACTGGGACGCGACCACGTCGCGGGCTCTTGCTGCGGCAGCCCAGACCCCGAACGTCCAGATGTCCGACTTCTCGAACATGAAGGACGCGATGCTGCGGATGGAGGGGGAGACCGGCTCGAACATCGCGTCTCTGGTGTCCAACCTGAACCCCAAGTTCAAGGGGGTGGTCAAGGACATGCAGGCCATGACCGATGATGTCCCGGTCGCGTTCATCCCGGGTGGGGTGATGCTGGCCCCCGCGCCGCCCTGGTCCCTGGAGCAGACCCTGGCCGTGCGACAGGCCGCGGGGCGGATGCGCTCGTCGGCCCAGAACAAGATCGACGCAGCCCCGCCGGGGTCCGAGTCGTGGAAGGCCGCTACCGCGGAGAAGCGGTTTGCCCAGCGGCTCGCCAACTCGATTGATGCCGACGCACAGGTGGCCGGCATGACCGCCACCCCGGCCTGGGGCCTCATGGATCAGGCCAAGGCCGCCTACACAGCGGCGGCCAGGGAGCGCAAGTACCTCCAGAACTCCAGCCTTGGCGTGATCCTGGGGAACCCGAACAAGCCCCCGAAGGATGCCATCGAGGCCTTGGACACCCTGATGCGCAAGCCCCAGAACGAGCAGATCCAGACCCTCTCGATCCTCCGCCGCTCCCACCCGGGGGTCATCGAGGAGATGAAGCAGGTGAAGCTGAATCAGGTCCTCAAGGCGATGGTCAACCCGGCCGACGCGGCCAAGATGTCGGATGTCTCCCCGGAGAGGTTCCTGTCGGAGATGCGGGACGGAGCTACCCCGGTCGGGGCTATGTTCTGGACCAAGCCCGAGCGGGTCAGGATCGAGGCCCGCATCGCCTTCGCCCGGACCATCCTCAACGCGGGCCCCAAGGCGGGGCAGGCCGGGGAGCGGGGCATCGAGCCGGTCCGGGCCCAGATGGCGATTGCCTCCCGCGCCCTCCCGTTCGTGGTGTCCATCGTGGCTCGCCTGGAGCGGCAGGGCTCCCTGGAGCGGGCCCTATTCAGCGAGAGCGGCTACCGCCAGCTTCAGGCCATGAACCGGGAGGCCTACCGGGGCAATGCCCGGGCGGCCACCGAGATCGGCACCCGGCTTCTCGCCCAGTACGTCAATAAAAATAACGAGGAAGAAACCGATGACTTTGTCCAAGCAACAGAGGAAGTTCAGTAGGCTAGTCGCCCGGCTGCTCGACCAAGTCTATGCCCAGGGCTTCGAGTGTACGCTCGGCGAAGCGTGGCGAACGCCCGAGCAGGCCGCCCTCAACGAGGCGAAGGGCCGGGGCATCTCCACGTCCCTACACATGGACCGGCTCGCCATTGACCTCAACCTGTTCAAGGACGGGGTATTCCTCCAGACCACGGAGGACCACAAGCCCATCGGGGAATGGTGGGAGAAGCTGGACACGGAGTGCCGCTGGGGCGGGCGGTTCAAGCGTCCTGACGGCAATCATTACAGCCTTGCGTGGGGCGGTCGTGCCTGATCCGCAGCAGCGGCGGACGTACTCTTGGGAGGGACAGTGGAGGACGTGGGTAACACAAATGTTCCCGTCCGTGGCCGGTCCCCGCAAGTGGGTCCGCTGGGCCTGCGCCCGCTACCGTATCCCGCCCCCAGTCACCACGGGGTGCCGGCTGAACAAGGGCACTAGCTTCTACGATCCGGAGACGCACCGAATCCTCTTGCGGCCCCGGCATTGGAACACGGCCATCGCCCTGCACGAGGCGGCCCACGCGATCACCGACTACCTGCTAGGGCATGATCTACCGGCGCATGGGCCCCAGTGGCTGGCGGTCTACATGGACCTGCTCTCGGCCGCGGGGGTGGCTCCGCGCGCCGCGTTGGAGGCATCGGCCAGGGCCAAGGGACTCTCGTGGTCCCGGGTAAAGACCCCGTCGCAGTTCCGCTCCCGCTTCCGCGCCCGCATCAGGCGGTCCAAGCGGGAGAGGGCGGCCTGGACCTGAGCCTCTTTTGAAACATCTTCCAAATAATCGGGGAGTTCTGTGAACATATTACAAAAAATCCTTGGTGGTGCGGCGGCCCCCGTGGTCGGCTACTTCCAGCGGCGCATGGAGTTGAAGGCGGAGGAAGGCAAGCAGAAGCGGGAGATTACCGCCGCCGTGCACCAGCGGCAGATGGAGCTTATCTCGGCAGGCATGACGGCCGACGCTACCTGGGAGATCGAGTCCCTCAAGGCGCATAGCGGCGGGTGGAAGGATGAGGCCGTCCTCGTCATGTTCATGACCCCGTTCATTCTTTGCTTCATTCCGCATACGGCCCCCTGGGTGAAGGAAGGATTTAGCGCCATCGACGCTACGCCCGTTTGGTATCAAATAGGGGCCATGTCTGTGTTCTTGGCCACATACGGAATCAGATGGTGGAGGCGGACCCAGTCGGACACATAAAAAAGGCCCGGGGGTTACCCGGGCCAAAGTTCGACACCATCAACAAGAACCTGAGACGGGGCCCTACGGGGCCCCTTTTCTATTCTGGGACCTCCGTATCCATGAAGGCCTCGACCGCGTCAATGAGGCCAGCTGCCAGCGAGACCGCGGCGTGGTAGGACATGCAGTTGATGTCGGTGACCAGTATTGCCGTGGCTACCCGAAGTAGCTCCTCGCGGCGCTGCTCGTCCCGCTCCAGTTCGTACTTCAACTCCTCTGCCCGCATGTCGAACAGCAGCTGATCCTGCTCGTTAAACCTGAGCTGCGGCGTCGTGTGGTTCATGCTACGCTCCCTGCCCCGTGAATAGCCCGGGATCCGGCTGAGACGGACAGCGCCATCGCCAACTGGGCCACTATCGCAAGGCGGGCCGAACTCAGGCCGGCCGAGAAGCCTACACCAGTTCCACCGTCCGTGGTGAAGTAAACCGTGAAGATACCGTCGATGCGGGCCTTCGACCCCTGAAGGGAGTCAATGACAGCGGCCGCCGTCATGCCGCCGTCAGCCTGCGCGGCCTTCTTCGGGGCGCTCTTGTCGCGGAACGGCAAGATAGTCGCGGTGGGGAGGGGCGGCGACGACGGACCGGCCTCCACGAGAGCCGGGGCGTCCTTCACGGCCAGGACCGGGGCCGGCGGTCCCGCGGGGACCACGAGAGCGGCCTCGATATCGGCCTCGGCACTCCGCTGGTAAAGAAGCTCCTCCAAGCACAGCATGGCTTCCTTGACGGCCACCATCTCCTCCCTCAGCGCCTTGCGGCCCGCCTCGGTCTGGGACATCTCGACTAGGTATTCCGGAATCGGCTTGCTCATGTTAGATTCTGCTCCCACAATATTTAGGATCAATAACGTCGAAGTTGCCTACTAAGGTGCCTGCTTGCTTCATCATCGCGTCAAGGAGTTCCTTGCCGGGGTCGTTCTCCTTGCCCACCACTATGACGGACAGCTTACCGTCAACCAGAACGGTGAACGTGATGCCGTACACGGTTCCGCAGACACGGGTAACGACGGCCGATACAACCGTGGCCGGCTCCTCCTTATCCGCGGCACAGGTCACCACCGCGGTCAGGAGAGTCACCACCAAGGCGGACAAGAGAGCCAATAATCGGGCTGTTACTTTGTAATGCATCCGTACTTCCTCTTGAGGTAGCGCATGTCCACCAGCATCGGGCAGTAGTCCCCCTTGTGGACATCGTGCTTGATGACCAGCCCCTTCCAGTGCGTCCTGCCTTGGGGGGTCAGGTACCCCTCATCGTGCAAGTAGAAGCTGCCGGCGATCAGGCCCCATTGCATCCGGCCCCCCAGGACCACCGGGGAAATGTCGATGCCCTGAGTATGGCCGGCCGTGGCCGAGCCTCCGTTGCGGATGACCTGGGCCGCCGCTGACGGGGCCCCAGAGCGGCTCTGGGAGATCTGCCCCTTGGCCGAGCGGGGGAAGAAGTGTGAGTAGGACACCCCGTCCACCTCGACCACTTCGAGGAACGGGTACACCTCCCATCCGCGGGTGTTGAGGTCTGTCCTGGACACGGTCCCCTCCAGGAACGCTGCATCGTCCGCGGCCCGGTCGATACGGTGCTCGTGGTTCCCCTGGGTCTGGATGAAGCGGGTCTTGCGGAACCAGCGGGCCTCTTTCCGCATGGGGGCCATCAGGACCTCCATCGACTCGTTACCGGCCTCCACGTCGGCCTTGTACCGGCGGCCCTCGGAGGCGGCCTTGCCGCGGTCATACGAGGACAGGGATGGCATGTCCCAGAAGTCCCCGATCTGGATGACCACATTGGGCTTGCGCTCGGCGAGGTAGCGCCCCGCCCAGGACAGATGCTGGGTCGGTGTCCCCGGCTTGGCCTGGACATCCGGGATAACGGCATGGTCTATGGGACCGCTCATACGGCCCACGGGACCTGGAACCGCACGGGGGCCGCGACGTGGGTCATGAGTTCGCCGTGGTCCACCCGCTCGTTATACAACCCAAACAAGTTCTGTACGCAGTCCGTCCCCAGACCGACTACCCCGGCCCCGGACGTGAGTTGCAGGCGCAGTTCAAGCATGGCCGCCAGCACCGCGGGCTCCCATTCCCGCAGCATGTTCCTGGCGTACTCGCTGTCGGCGACGGCCTTCTCCATCTCCTCGACCTTCTTGAGGAGAATCCGCGTCAGGGCCGCCAAGGGATCAGTCTCGATGGTACCCTCGGCCAACTCGGCGCGCCGTCTCCATCGGTCACGGTCATCTTCCATCGGTGTCGTGCTCACTTGACTCCCACCTCTACTGCGGACTGCAACATGGCGATGCCCTCCTCGATCTGGTCCACTAGGTGACCAGAGCAGACGTACTCCTCGAACTCGTCCTCGACGGCCTCGATCTCCACCTTGCAGGAACGTAGAGTCTCCAACAGGTACGCTATCTCACGGTTCCTTATCATCGCGCGCGCTCCATTAGAACATCGACCACGGTCCATAGAGACCCGAAGTCCGCCGTGTTCTGTACCTGAATGTCCACGAACCCGCGGGGCAGCCCCGCCTCGCTGGAGTGGGCCTCGACCGGCGTAATGCCCGGACGTATGATTTCCCACATAGCTCCACCATTCCGGTGGATCATGTCCGCTTCCTGGGGAAACCGGACATCAGTTACCACCACGTCATGGCCGCCCCGCAGGGCGGGCCGGATCTGGTCCTCCACAAGGTCGATCCAGAACGTCGGGCCCATCAGGGTGCGGCCCCACTCGGTGCCGAGGGTCTGGGCCGCGTACCGCGGGGACTTGCCACCCAGGGCAAGGAGCGGGCGCTCTTTCCATTCCCGGTTATCCCAGCTGCCGGGGCGGCCCAGGATCGCATCAATGGCCCCTTTGATAGGGCTAGCCAGAGCAATCTGGCGGAAAAAATAGTCGCGGTGCAGGTAGCGGCCGACCGTGTCTTTGCCCGCCCCCGCAGCCCCCGTCAGACCGATCAACATTCCCTGAAATGCCATGTGAACTATCTCCTCAGGACCTATCTTTTATGAACAGCGCCCATCACGGGTAGTAATTGAGCAGGTCGTCGATGCCCACGACCACCTTCCGCACCTTCGCGATAATGGCCTCGTGTTCCCCGGCGAGATCCCGCCAGTACGACACTGCCGTGTCGTTACTCCGGAGGTCGTCCTTCAACTGACAGTTCTCGTCCTCAAGGAGACCCAGCTTCCGCTGCAACAGGGCGTTCTCCAGGGCGAGGTCAGTCTCGTATTGCGTCATTTGAACCACTCCTCGGGTAACTTGGTCCCAACAGCACACGCGAACCCGGCCCCCTTGGCCCAATCGGTGTACCGTGCCCGCTTCTTGGGCGTCAGCCAGTTGTCCCGCTGGAAGATGATCCGGACAAGGACGGTGGGGTGCTCGGCTTTGAAGGCTTCGAGCCGCTTGCGGTTGGCCGCCGTGAGCTTGCCTTTGGCCTCGATGTACCACTCGCGGGCGGAGACGCCGCGGCGTACTTGGAAGTCAGGAATGTAGGAGGACCGTCGCTCGACAACTTTAGAGCGGCAATCGCAGCATCGGCGGCCAGACTCTCTGACGTGAAACCAGAACTTTTCAGGTTCATAAGCCCAAGGGACGCCTCGGCGGGCAAGTTCATAACTGATCTGTCGTTCATATCCCGAACGGAAGCCGGGGACCACCTTTGCCCCTTCCACCGCATCATGTGCAGCAACCGGCAGTTCTCCAGCAGGGCGGCGGCGGCCCCGAGCCCGACGTATGGGCACCCCTTCCGCTTTACGCTGGCCTCGTACTCGGCGAGGACGGCTTGGTACATTTCCTCCTCCGACATCCCCAGCCGGACGATCTCCGACGCGCCTTTTTCCCCGCACTTGAAGCACCCCCCAATGTTGTCCACCACGTCCCCTGTCAGGGCCTGTAGGTAGAAGTTGCACAGCGCCTCGTTCTCCGTGATCGTGTAGAACTTCTTGCGCTTGAAATTGTAGAGCAGTCCCGGGACCGTCCGGAGGTCCTTGTCCATGCTGACGATACATACCCGGGCAGGGTCATAGCCCAGGATATGGGCCTCCATCGCCACGGCATCGTCGGCCTCGTAGCCCTCGACCGTCACGGCGTCCCACCGCTCCACCATGTACCGGCGGATGGCCTTGTAGTGGACGGGCTTCTCCTTGCCGACCCGGTTCGCCTTGTAGCCCTTGATGGTGGCGATACTGTCCCTGTAGTTCCCCTTCCCGGTCAGGAACAATTCCAGGTGCTTGAATTCGTGCCCGGCCGCGTCGAAGGCCGACTCGATCCCGAGCAGGGTCCGCTTGCAGAGGGCGAGGGCATTGACGAGCGGCTCCGCCTCCACTACCGGGGTAATGTCAATCTCCGTCCCCCGGGGCAAGATCATGATCCACGCCGTGATCTCGTCCTGAAGCGGGGTCATCAAGTGATGCACCTCCCCATCGGGGAGGACGGCCATCACATCGTAGATGGTTTTCTGGGTAGCAAAGCCCCCCGCATACGCCATCACGTCGGCATCCACGAGCACCCTCATGACAGCAGGGCCTCGAACCAAGAGCGGGCCCAAAGGAACCACCCTGCCACCGCCAGAGTTTGTGCAGCGAAGTTCACTAGGTGTATCTCAGCGGGGACTCGTATCCGTACCGGATCAGCAGGGCGTCGAAGCGGATCTGCTTGACCTCCGCGCCGAACCTGGGGTCGTCCACGAGAGCCACTAGCTTGTCATGGAGTTGGGACAGAGCCAAGGACTCCATAACATGGCCCAAGGCAATGCTCCTCTGGATATGATACTTGATGCCGTCCAATTCGACCTTGCGGGCCTTCCTGGTCGCCCGCTGCCATTTGATGGTCCTCATGAAACCTTGACCTCCATTACGGGGAACCCCCATTTCTGGGACTGTTCCTTCATGTTGTCTGTGCCGGGTCCGCCGGGGAATGCGATGACCAAGTCCGGGGACAGGAGCCGCAGCATTTCCCGGTTGCGGCGGACCCCCGCGGGCTTGCCGTAGAAGTCCCAGAGGGCGGGGACCACCACGGTCGTGATCCCCGCCATCGCTGCCCAGACGCCTGCCAGAACGTCTGCCCCCCTCGCTCCCCCGTGTATCACGCAACGGAATGGCCAGTATGCATGCGCCTCGTCCAGGATATCCCCTAGGATGCTGCCCGAGGAAAAGTCCCTCCCCCCACACACCAGTACCCGGCGCTGTTCCCGACGGTCCCCACCCACCGCAAGAGGTGTCCCGTGCTGCGTGATAGATTCCACTTGCTTTAGATCTCGTCCGGCTGCGTGGGCGTCAGCACCTGCTCATCCTCATTCCAGGAGAACATGGTGTCGGTCGCGGTGCCGAGCGCCTCGTAGAGAGGGTAGGCCCACGACAACTCGTCCCAGGACGCCATCGCCAGGAGGCCGGACAGTTCCTCGGCCTCCTCCTCGGTCATGGTGAGGATCATCTGGACATTCCCCGACTTCTTGGTGCAAATCATTCGTCATCCTCCTCAGTGACCTCGGCCGCCTTCTTCACCTTGACCTTCGGGACGGGGCTATCCTCGTCCGCCTCGGCCGGCTCCTCGTTCGCCCGGGTGACCGCACCCAGGATGCCGGTGTCCTCGAAGAAGATGGCCGTGTACTTGTCCAGAGCCGCCTCCAGGACGCCGAGCCGCTTCGCCTCGGTGGCCGGCAGCTTCAACGCACCGACCACATGGGCGAGCTGCAAGAACTCCAGCGCGTCCTTGCGAGCGGACTGGTAATGGATCGACACCTCGCGGGCCCCGCCACCGCCGCCACCGCCGGACGGGGCCGATGCGCCGCCCGACTTCTGGCCCTTGACCTGCACGGGGGTGCCGTTCGCGTGCGCGCTCTTGCCGTCCTCGTTCGTGTCCCCCGCCTCGAACTCGACCACGTTACCCGGCTCCAGGATGCCCGCGTGGCGCCTGTCCCCGAACCGATAGAAAATCGGGTTGTCCTCCAACTTGACCGAGATCGACTTCTTGCCCCGGAATTCCTTCTCGTAGATCCGGAACACTTGACCTTGAACCTTCGCCATGCCGTCCTCCTTAAGAATCTGAAAGAATCGTCTTATAGGGTGCGGAGTGTTTCTCCTCCTCGCCCTCGCCCCAGTGGCTGCCCACCGTGAACCCCACCCCAAGCGGGACGTTCATCTCTATCCCATATACCCGGGACAAGAACTCATACGTGCGGGCCAGAAAGCAGCTTAATACAACCTTTCGGAACTTGTCAACATCATTCCGATGGATCTCCGCGATCAGGGAGTCATGGATCGTATTGAAGATCCTGCCCCGGATTCCCTCCGCCCTCATGGCCCAGTATGTGTACACGAGGGACACTGGGATAATGTCCGCCGTGGCCAGACTCTGGATCGAGTAGTTGAAGATGTTAGGGGTATTCGTGATGTACCCCGAGCGGGTCATTTCCGTCCCGGGGTAGTAGAACACCAGTCCCCAGGGGGTTTCCAGTTGCTGGGTTTTCATGGCCTTATGAACCCATTCCATCTGGGTGTCATAGATGGCCTTGTACTTCTCCCGGAAGGATTCGTAGTACGCTACTTCCCTGGCCGTGCCCGACATGCCGCCGTAGAGCGGCTTGAACGTGGAGGCCTTGGCGTTGGTGCGCTGGGCCTTTGTGACCTGATCCTCCGGGCATCGGTGAAGGACTGAAGCAGTAAATCGGTGGATATCTGCCTCTGCGACGATGTCCGCGCACGCGACCTTGTCCTGCCCAAGAAACGCCGCCACGCGGAATTCCAATTGAGATCCATCCGGCTCCACCAATACAGTGTCCTGATCCCGGTGGCGGAATAGCCGTTTGTATTCCCGTGGAAGGTTCTGAAATTGCGCGCCGCACTCGTGCTTGTCCCGGAGCGTGATGCGCCGGCCCGAACTTGAGAGGCGGTGGGTCTGTGTGACACACTGATTGAAGTTGCCATAAAAGGTACCATCATGCTCCTCGCACACGCCGTTAAAGAATCTGAGGCTCTTGCTGAGAGCCGCGTCAAGTTTAGAGAATTCACTCCGCAGCTTCTTGAACTGCTTCTGCGCTGGGTTGGTGGCTACAAGAGCCTCCAGCGTGTCGGCATCCGTGAGTCGCTGCCCCTCCGGGTGGGCCTTGCTCGCTTTGGTCCGCCGCGGCCGGCCCATCCGGTCACGGAGTTCGGCGAACCCGAGTTTGCCGTAAAGGTACTCGCCCAATTGTTTGGTGGACCGGGTATTGACCCCCCCAGTGAGTTGTACCAGCTTCTGCTCGACCTCCCCCCGAGCCCGCACAACTCTATCGTACTCCTTGTACACCCGGCCCTTGTCCAGCGTCATCCCTTCGCGTTCGATGGCCGCCAGGACTGGGGTAACAATGCACCGGGTAAAAAGGACGTTCAGGAGCTTGGTGCCCAGGAGTTCCACGTTCTGAGCGCGGTAAACTTGGTGCGTGGTCTGTACGTCCCGCTCGCACCGGGCACGGAGCCAGTGCTCGGGTATTATTGATGGGCAGACGCCCCCCTCGATCAGGAGATCCACGACGGGGTCCTTGCCTCGAAACCCCCGTCTCGTGGACACGGACCCCAGGTCCAGGGGAACACGGCGGTTGCCCGCGATCACGTACTCAGCGATCATCGTGTCCCACGGCAAGAAGTGGGAGATATCCAGGCCCAGCCGCAGCATCCATCCTAGCTCGAACTTGGCGTTGTGCGCCACAAGGATAGTAGGCTCGTCGATACAAGCCAGCGCCTGTAATACATCCTCCTGTCCCATGTAGGTCCGGGACGGTCCCGCACCGTGCTTCAGGGTTCCGAGCACGATGCGGTTGGCCGGGAGCCGGGAGTCCCCGTACTCCACGTTCGTTGTCTCCAAGTCCAGCGTCAGTACCTGCCCGCTGGAAAAGTGGTGGGCCCCCGGGTCCCGCAAGTACCAAGGGAGCCCTGGGCCGGTGTTACTCATCCGACCCTGCGGGCTCGATCTCCTTGAGCCGTTTGATCTCGTCGATAAGGTTCACCACCACCGAGGCGGGGAGGAACTTGGTCTGGAAATCCCCCCAGGTCTTCACTTGCTGGATCATGCCCACGAGGGGCTCAACGGCATCGGGATCGACCACACCCTTCAGGGCGTCAGCGTAGGACAGGTACATCAGGCAACCTCTCGTTTGGTGTTATCGAGGACGGAGACATTCAGGCCGTACGTGGCGGCGATACTCAGCAGGCCGGTGCGCCAAAGATCGGGCAAGCTGCCGTCATGGAGCCGGCGAAGATCCTCCAGGAGGACCAGCATCATGTCCTTGCCCCGGGCCCCGGTCATAATGTGAGCGGCGACCTCGGGGGACATCGTCATGATTTCCCGGACGTGCTTGTTCTCGAACGACCTGCGGTACAGCACATCCGGGATCAGCGCGCCAATGGCGCACTTGCGCCCGGACGGGGTCCGGTAGTAGCAGACTGAGCGGGAATCCTCCTGATCGTAGACGGATCGCGCGTTCTGGCGCAGCAAATGCGCCGCGGAGGTATCGAAAGCCTCTTGCAAATTCATCACTTGCTCCTGACGCGGGACAGGGCCGCGTGTAGTTGGACAGGAAAGAAACCATGTCGGCCGGTCGGTTTGTTCTTGCAGATGGAAAGCATCCTCTGGCCGGCGGCCTCCAGGTGCTCAGTCACCCCCACCCCGATCAGGACATCTGCGGCCCCCGGGATGCCCGTGTTCGATGAGTCAATGTCCCCGTCGTTCAGGACCGGCTTGCCCCGGGCTGAGTCCCCGGCCTGGGTCACGGCGATGGTCACGAGCTTGTACTTCTTGCCGATGGCCCGGATACCCTGGGCGGATCTATCGAGCAGCTGGGTGAAGTTGTCGGCCAGCTTCCCCCCGGTCAGGTTCCGCAACTGGTCCACGATCAGGACCTCCGGCTTGTGGATGCGCACGAGGCGCTCCGCTTCCCCCAGAGACCCTGGGGATAGCTCCCGGAACACGAGGTTATTAAGCCCCCTGGCGACGGCTTCGAGGGCCGCCGCGGCCGGGTTCCCGGACGGGTCCAATATCCCGGTCAGGTTCTTGATGGCCCGCAGGGCAATATCCTCGATAGGGTCCTCGTTCCCGACGTAGAGCACCCTGTGCCCCCGGCGCGCGAACCCGCAGGCCATCGAGATTGCCAGGGCTGACTTGCCCGACTCCGGCCGGCCGAACAGGGTCACGTTATGCCCCGGCAGCAAGCCCCCGCCCACCCAGTCGTTTAGCTCCTTGGGGGTCAGGGCGAGCCGCTGGCCGGGGTCGGTGCGGCGCGCAATCAGGGCCGCCCAGTCGGGCTGTGCTTCGTCCTGGGGGGCATATCTGCTATCGAGTTCCATGTACTCCTGGATCAACCCCAGGATCTCATGGGATGGGCGGCGGATAGCCAGGGATGCGGAGAGGCTGTCCCCCACCCGCTCCCGGGCCGCGGCCTCCAGGTATGCCCGGGCATTCGGGGCCGAGACATCGGCCTCGGCGAGGTCCTTGATGATCTGCTCGACCGCATCCGCGTGCTTGGGGTTACGCTGGGTGCGGCGCACCTCGGCAATCAGCAGGGCCGGGTCACAGGAGCGCACCCCGGCATCCCGTTCATAGAAAGCCAGGACGCCAACCCAGACTGGCGCGAGCATGTCCTGGAAATGATCGGCCTCCCCGGAGGCACGGATCATCTCGAAGGACTCCCGGTCTCGCATCGACACGGCCAGCAGGGTCCGGTATGGGGTCATCCTCTACTCCTCTCGGGGGGGCTACAGACTAACACGGGTTATAGAAGTCCACAAGCGCCTCCAGACGGGACTCGGTCATGTCCTTGATGTCCATCTCGATGGGAATCACCAGCACTTCATAGTCCGCACGAGCCCGGAGACGGTCCCGGAGCCTCGCGGCGGCGGCCTCTGCCCCGGGGTCCAGGGCGATGACAATGCGGGTCTTTTCGTATCGCCGCATGGCGAAGTCCAGTTCGTCGCGTAGAAAGTCCTCGGAGGGAGTGGTCCCGAGCAGGGACACCGCGGCGCAGTGATTCTCGCCGAGCCGCACGGCGGAGGCCGTGTCCTCGACCAACCACACCCCGCGGCGGGAACACGACAGGGGCCGGGGCACGCAGTAGAAGGGCCGGTTGAGTTCTCTCCAGGTCCGGACCAACTTCTTCTGGGCTGGGTTTTCGTAGACCCGGCGGGAGACGTTGCCTAGTAAAGCCCCGTCGAAGGCGATGCACTCCCAGACCGTCTCGGACCACACCCCCCGCCCTTCCCCGTCATCCCGTACCCGGTAGTAGGCCCCCTTGACCGCTGCCGTGGGATACGGGTACGGGTTCGGCTCGAAGGCCGGGGCCTTGGGACCAGGACCGCGGGCACCTCCCCCCTTGACGCCCGATATGGCGCACGTAGCCCGCCAACACTGGTACAGGACCATGCCATCGGGCCGGCGTAGCGTGGACAGGGACTTTTCCAGGCACTTCGGGCACGTATGGGTGCAATTCACCCCGACCATGTCCCCCAAGACCATCTCCAGGATGCTAGTCATGATGCGGCCCCCGTGCCGACTTTGTGCAGCACGTCGGAGGCCTGCCGCTCCAGTTCGTCTGCCGCAAACTCCCCGTCAGCCCGGGCGATCTTAATGAGAGCACTAGTCAGTGTGTCTATCTGCGCCCCCCGTGCCCAGGAGATACGTGCGTGCTCGTCCCGGTCCTTCACCAGCCGCTCGATCTCGGCGCCCCGGGCCAATATTGCGCCGCGCAATGCTTTGTTGCTCTCCAGCAATCCGCGCACGCGGCGATGGGCGTCATCTTCGATTGGCATCACACACCTCCCTGTCGTGGTACCAAGAAGTCCGCTTCGCGAAGAATTGACGCGCCTTTTTCGCCAGGCACCGGCGCCTCACTGATTGCTACACGAGAAGCAGAGCGCCGCAACGCGCGCTCCAATGCGGCGACCCTCAATACCAGCCGCTCGCTTTTGGTGCGTAGGGCGGCGTTTTCGTTGATTAGTCTTTTTTTGATCATGCCTCACCCATCTTCGAGTGCTTTATCGCGTCGTCGAACATCCGCAGCGTGGCTTCGTGGCCGCATTTGTCGTTCACGGTCGAAATAGTTCTTTCGTGCATCCGTTGAGCGGCAGCCACCATTTCGCAGTTTGCCGATTGATAGGTCCGTTGGTTTGCATGCAGCGTCTCGGCGCTCATATTGAGCGACCCGAGCGCGCACCAGCAAACCGGATCGCCGCTTGACAGGAACGCGCAATTTATCCCATTGGCATCGCGCGCTAGAACGCCCTGCGTCCAATGCGCTGGGTCAGTAATCCGCGCGCGGGCGGCTTCGAGCAGTCTAGTTACGTCGTTCATCGCACAGCCTCCCGCGCTTGGAATCGGACGCACAAGACCCAGCGCCGCGTTGACGTGCGCCTCGACGTGATCCCACGGCCACCCGTAACGCCCGCCTTGCGTGTCCCGCACTAGCGTCAGAGCTGCCCGCAGCCGCTCGACCTCGGCGCTCAGGGCGTCCTCACGCTCGATCCAGCCCGGCAGTTGTTCGCGAATCTGGGTGTTCTCGGCGCGCAGGGCTTCGATAGCGCGCTCCAACTTGCCGTCGTCCTGCGACCGGGCGTCTTGCGCGGCCCGCAGGGCGGCGTTCTCCTTGCCGACCCGGTTCGCAAGTAGTTGCTGAGTGCGGGAGTGGTCTGCGGTTTCAGTCCGCAGCGCCGCTCGCAGATGCTCGTTCTCCTCTGTTAACGGGAGGGTACCTTTTAAATAATTCGTCAGCCGCTCGTTCTCGGCCCGCAGGGTCTCGTTATCTTCTTCCAATGCGACATGACACGACGCCGCGCTCTTTGCGATGGACCGCAGCCGCCCATGCTCGGACCGCAGGGTGGCGAGTTCTGTCCGCAGGGACTCGTTATCGTACGGCTGGGGCTGCCCTTCGACTGCGGATGACTCCGCCTCCCGGATGCATCTGTCGCATATCAGGTCCCCCATGAAGTCATAAGCCCCCTTCTCCCAGCAGGTATCGCAAGACTCGGAGGGGTAGTATCCGACGGTTCTATCATTCATAGATTCCTGCCTCGTCAATATCCTTCCAGTCTACATAGGCCGTGTTCCGCAGGTCAAGGGCTGCGTAATCGTCCCACACCGCTCCCGCAGGGGCCTCACTAGGCGATGGCCTCACGATGCGACCGTAGGTCTCCGGGTTCGCCCCTCGGGCGATGGCATCCCGGGCCTGGGTGTGTCGTGCGAGCCGGGCCCGTTCGTGGTAGGCCTTCAGTCCTGGGGAGGTCATTTCAGGGCCTCACGGGCACGGAACACATCCCCGACCGTCAGCGCGTGGGTGTCCCAGGTTATCAACGGATAGGACACTTCCTTGTGCTCTAGGCCGCCCAACCACAGGGGCACTTTGGCAAGCGGGTAAACGGCTTCCTCTAGGCGATCAATCCGCGCCAAGAGAGTCAACTGATAAGCGGCGAGGTTATCTTCGTGGTCCTGGACGGCGTCTAGCTCCCTGCATAGGCTATCAACAAGGTCCGCGGCTTCCATCGGGAAGTCCCTGCACCACTTGTAGTCAGTCTTGCCGTTCATGACAGCAATGCCCCCGCGATGTTGAACCCAAGGCGGGCAAAGAAGCCCACAACCAAGGCCAGGGAAGCTATCAAAAGCCAGGAGGCCACCAAGCAGCCCATGTAGGCTAGGCCATAGCCCCCCTGCTCGATCTCGTGATCGGTGGATCTGCGCGTCTGAGTCGTCATGTCGTTTCACCTCGTGCAGTGTATAGGCCTATTCCGGCCCAGGGGATCGTCCCTTTAGAGGGGATGATCCTAGATTCCAACAAACCCCCCTACCCCCCACTGACATAATGCAGTGGTGAGATAGGCCTCATGATCCTGAGTTCCAGGAGCCGACGATGACATATTAGGCTCCCTCATCGCTACGGCTGAGAACCCCGGGAGTTGCCGATAGGCTAATCTCCCGTCGAAGCTCTGTCAATAGCCATAGGCTCCCCCGCTTTGTTATCCTAGCCCGGGCTTCCTTGGGGGTGCGAATCTCCGGTATCCGCAGGGGCCCATAGGCTCCGAGGCGCGGCCTGTCCCGGGCCGCAGCGAGCCGGGCCGGAATCTTCCCGGTCATCGGCCCAGCCAGGGGGCCGACCGGAGGTCGTGCAAGAGGTCCTCTAGCTCCCGGAGGGCTCCGCCCATCTCGCCCAGGGCGACGATTACCGCGGGCTCCGTGGACAGGGCCGCGGACCGGGACAGGGCTCGCGCCAGCGACACAATACGGGCCCCCAGGACCACAGCACAGTCCTCGACCTCTCCCCGATACGCTGCGCAACCCTCGGCCATGACCGCAATAGAGTCTGGATCTGACACGTCCAGTTCGGCCTTTGCCATTGCCACAGCGTAGTCCTCTAGCAGGTCCTCCGCACCCTCCAGCCGCTGTTCGAAGTCTCGAAGTACTTGCGCCGGATCTGATTCAGCGACTCGGGAATAGATTTGCAAAAACTCGCCATTTGACAGATTGTCCGTATTCATGTTTTCGTTTCCTTTTGGTTATGCCCAAGCCCCACCAATGGGGCCGCTCCCCAGGTAGCGGGCCGCCGAGTTCAGAGTCTTGTGATGCCGTCTTGGCGTGCCTGCCATGTAGGACAGAAAGGGCCGGACCGCATCCCAGTCCGGCCGATACGTAACACGGGCCGAACTCGGGGGGGGCCACCTATACGTAGCGCCCACAAAGGGCGGGACGGGGCTTCCAGTGGTCATTTGTACACAGCTATACCGCGTGAGGAGTACAGCGCAGACACGTCCTCCTCGGGCAGGATCGAGGTCCGCGGTATCAAGTAAAGAGCCGCTCCGCGTGGATCTGTCTGGTGGTAGGACATCCAGTCCGGATATCGCGCCATTATGGTCGCCAGCCGCGCCAGGGCTCCGCGCTCCCGGTCGGGCGTCGAACTCATGCGGCCGGTATAGCTATGGTGATAGAACGGCCGGCCGTCCGATTCCCTGCGTTCGATGCATCCGATACCGTCCCCGCATTCAAGTTCGGCCCACCGATGCAGTGTCATGGAAATCCTACGCAGGTCCTCGGCATCCTGATTCGTGAAACCGGCACGTGTTACCCTGGCCAGCATTGCCGCTGTGTCGCTGTTCATGTTGCCCCCAGGAGAGCGGTAAGAGGGTCAGCCGGGAGCCTGACAGGAGTCACGCGGGCCCGGAGGCCGCGGGCCCCCAGGGCCGCAGCGAGCCGGTCCGCGGCCGGTCTCGTGGCATGAATGCGGGTCAGGTTCCCCGCGGTAACACGAAAGAATTCTCGGGCGTTCATTATGCTGTGTTTCCTATTGGTCAAACTTTGCGGGATATACCGCGGCCCTGTCGCTGGACCTTCCATTGCGCGGCATACTTGGGCGACCGATGCGCCCACGCTCCCCGCGTGAATAGGAGGTCAAACAACCACGTCAGCGGGCCCACTAGCAGTCATCCCCCAGCAAGGGCGGAAGATATCCGCACGACTCGGAGTATACCGGGAGCGTGCCTGGGCGCGGCATCCCACCATCGCATGCGTTCGCGTCATAGCTGCAAAACTCGACCAAGGCCTCGCGATGGGCCCGGGCTTCGTCCGCCTGTTCTTGCATGTCGGCGTAGTAGTCCGCGACCGCGGCTGGCGCGATGGTCGCGCATCCGGTAATCGTTGCGGCAATTAGTGCGAATCCAATACCTCGTGAAATCATGGTGTCGTCCTCGTTTCGTTGTGTTTGTAGCCTAGTCCGATTATCGGCCCGGGCCCGTGTTTCTGTAATCGACTGCGTCACAATTTGAGCCGCAGATTGCGGCCTGTTACGGACAGAGCCTGCGCGTAGATTGGATCGTCCGCGCGCAGGTCGTCCGGATTGTGCCCGACAGCGACCATCGCGAGCCGCACGAGGTCGGACGCTGTGTCTGATCGGCCCGTGCTCCGAAGCGCCAGCGCAACGCGCGCAAGTACCGTGGCCGTGTGCAAAGTCTTGGGCAGGGCCCGGGTTTCTGGGGGGAGTTCGATGACACCTCCGCGGGATATATGGGCGGCAAACTCGCGCAGGGCTTCTGCGGGAATTCGTACCGTTGTGCCGGGGAGCATTACTGTGCGTGCGTTCAGAGTCATGGTGCGTTCGTCCTGCGTGTGATAAAGAGGTCAACCCGTGAAGTCCATCACACTCCCGCGCTTATGTCAAGCTTCGTCGTGCCCATCTTCCGTCGATTCAAACAGCACGCGATCGCAATGCGCGCACGACTCGGCCGGGCCCTCGTGCTCCCCCGAATTTGTCAGGCCGATGCATTGCCAGTCTCGGTTGTCCGGCCGGCCGGTCATTCCGTCCCGCGTGTTCCGGAATACCTGCCGGTAATTCGCAATCGTGCACGGCTCGCACAGGAGGGCCCCGTCGCCCATGACCGCCGCCCACCGATAGCACGCGTGCGTCCTGTAGCGTGCGAATGCCCGCAGGCTCTGGAGGACGCTCACGAGATAATCCCCGTCAGCGCAAGAGCAATCCCGACGAATCCGCCCACTGCCGCGCTCATCGCGATGGCAAGCCAGCGGCCCTCCGCGCGCGCCTCCCGTCCGGCTCGCACGTACTCGGCGGTCCGGAAAAGTTCATGACTCGCCAGGGCCGCGGCCGACTCGCGATACGGGGCGGCGAAATTTTTCTCAGAGACTTTCGGCATAATCGTTGTGGTGCTCATGGTGTCGTCCTTTTTGTCTGCGTCTGGCCACATTGCGCGGCCGGCTCACATAGGATAATGCAGCTTCCATGCCAGGAAATCAACGTCTAAATTCATCGGGCAATCAATGGTTTACCATTTTTTTCATAACGGGACAGAGACGCTCAGGGGCAGGTTGCGCCCCGTCGCGTCACACTGTGACAATCCCCGTCAGGCCTCCAGTATGGCCATGCATGACCGGACCATTGCCGCAACGCAGTCGGCCGCCGATGCGTTATTCAGGGCCGCTGGGCCCGGGAGCATGACCGCGCGCTCCCCCGGTAGGAGGACATCCATCATTCCATCATCCAGTGTCAGCGGCCGGCCGTAGTTCCCGGTAGCCTTGCTCTTCCATCCTGGCATCGTCTCCCGATTCGCGAACATGACGCGCCGAAGGAAAGCCGGGTGCGCGACCATCGCGCGCCTGTCGAGGTCGAGCGCATCCCCGTGCCGACAGACATCGATGACATGGGCAACCTTGTCGGTTTCTCCTCCTCCTCCGTCAATGCCCACCACAGCGACCGAGATGCCCGCAACCTGAAGCCCGCGGAGCGTGGCAGCAACTGCCGGAGCGTAAGTGTCCCGCATCCACGAGCCGCTCGTGGTGCACGGGGTTGATAGCGTCATGACTACCGTCAGCCTGCGCGGTTCGGTGGCACCCGCAAGGTCGATCATGCATTCCGGGTTGCCTGCCAGGAACTCGGGGACCACGGGGAAATGTCCCGCTATTGCGAGACTCGGGACCGGAGCTAGCGCAATCCCGGACGCAAGACTTTCGATTGCGGACATCTTCGCAGCGCCCTCCGCCCAGCCGGTCCGGCAAAGGTCGAGGGCTTCGTCCAGATTGACAAACCCGGTCCAATCCGCCCGCGGGCTCGCGATGGATACGTTATCCCAAAGCCCTGCGCTCTTGCGGCCCTCGGCCCGGTCTAGGACCTGCTGGTAAGAGGACCGGACTACGTCCTTGAACATACCGGCCGGGTTCATGACCGGCTCGCCAGTTTGGCCATGACCTTCCCCCGCGTGGCTTCGTCCATGCCAGCCAGGAGGACCGCATCTAAAACGTCGGCCTTGGGCCAGCCGGCAGCGAGGAGGGCCGCGCCTTGGGTTGTCTGCCGGGGACTGATGACAACCTTGATGCCCAGTTCAAGGACGATAGCACGGGCCCGCTGCACGGTATCAACCCACGCTCCGTACTCGCCAGGGACCATTGACCGCTCCAGCTTCTCATCGTAGGTCATGGTCATCCGGACGAACCTATTAAGAGTCGCGGCATCAAGCCGGGTGCGGCCGACGTACTCGGGCGTTGCTCCGGTACCCCAAGTGTTACCGCAAGCAATCATCCGGAAGTCTGCGTGACGCGCAACCATGCCGTCCGGGAACGCGGCGTATCCATTGGACAGCGCAGCATTCAGAGCGAGCAGGGCCCGTGCGTCCCATGCGTCTATTTCGTCGGCAAGGTACAGCCCACCATTCTCGAAGGCATTGCGGAAGGCAGTTCTGGTTACGTTCCCCGTGGCGTCCCGGTATCCCAGGACCTCAAAGCTACTCACCAGTGATCCATTCATGTGGAACGGCAGGGACAGCGCCTGGGCGACGCTATCACAGAGGTGCGTCTTTCCGCACCCGGCCGGGCCGATGATAAACAGTTGCACGTTGGCAGATGCGGCCTGAAGGACACGGTCAAAAATCGGGTGCTGAAGCCCTGGCAGATCCACCGAGGACTTGCCGGGTTGAATGACCACGACGGGCCGCGCCAGATCAAGCTTTGCAATCTCATCGTAAACGATGGACCGGACCGCATCCGCATCGATGCCCGGGTTCACCAGCAAGGTCCGGAGAGCCTGAAGGGCGGCATCCTGCGTCTGGACAGGCGCACGGTCGGCCCGGACAGGGGCATCGTCAGAGTCTTCCTTCTGATCGCCACGCGACACCAGCGCGGCCGATGCGGATTCCAAGGACAGTTCGCCAGTGGACACATGGCGCGCCAGGGCTTCGGACAACTCGCTCAAGGACAGCAGGGACACGCCGCCCATGCCGAGGGCGCGGAGGAGCCGGCGAACGGCTGGGCGGTTGGTAGAGGTCACGGGGTAAAGGTTGTTCATGTCAGGAGGGCTCCGGGGGTAATTCGATGGGGGTCTCGCGTAAGAGTATGCAGGTACCGTGCCAATACGTAACTCATTGATTCTATTGGCGGGGACAGGACGGACTGTAAGGAAACCTGACAATCTGTGTCACATGGACTATCCCAGGTTGTCACAAGATGACGTGAATTGTCATGGGGTTGGAGCAGGGACAGGAGGCAGGACGGCAGGGCGTCGGACCGGGGACCGAGTGTAAGGACGGCCGACAGGGAGGGGACCGCGGCCCGAGGCCTGGGGGACCGAGGACCTGGGGTAGCGGCCGGGAGAGGGCATGGGGGCATGGGGGCAGGGTAGCGGCCCAGGGTTCCCGGTTTGACATAGGCGCTCCCCATGTATGGACGGGGCCCGGTCCCGGACCGGACGGGGACAGTCCCCCCTGGCCTATGCCCCTGGCCTAGTGCTGTTACACTATCCGCTAGTTCGCATAATCAGTAACATGTTAAATGGTGAGGGTGCTCAACATAAGGCCCAGTCCGGGCATAATGCGGCCTTGTCCTGACATAAGGCCCGGTCCGGGGACATAACGGGCTGTGGCTTCACATAACCGGGGGTGGGGTTGCCGGCGTGCTCGGCATAAATATTTCTGCCCACCCAGACTTGCCAGAAGAAAACTGGAAACGGGGACGGCCTATTGGGGGC